ATTGGTTGGTTCATTTGCCACTTTTCAATAGCAAAGAAATCTTTTACTTTTTGTATCGTTCTAAACAACACATCATTTTTGTTATATCCTCTTTGTGTGATGATATTATATTTTACACTAAAATTAATAATGTATCCGTCTTTAAGATTAATAGCATCAGTTAACAATCTATATTGTGATAGATATGTTTTTATATTTTGTTTCACCGCTGTATTTAGTCTTGTTAATTCTTTATTAGAATTATAACCTAATAAATACATATTTAGTGCTAATGGATTTTTTACCGCTGTGCTATTCTGTCTTGTGTCAGTTATAATTCCATCATTAACCACTAATTGTCCTTGTGCTTCTAATTGTTCGTCTTGAACAATATATGCTTTTGCTACATTACCATATTTTTGTGGTAAAGAATAAACTCTTGTTATGTAGTCTGCTTTGGTTACCGCTCTATTCTGTGAATTAAAATATGCAGATGCGTTTTGTTTAATTTCTGTATTGGTTTCTGTTGATGAACCACCTGATGCTGGCTCTTCATTATTTACGGTAAGACTTGCTTCTACCGTATCTAATGTATCACTATTTAGTCCTGTTGTAGAATTTGTATAAGTTAATCTGTTGAAAGATTGAATAGTGTTTGAAGCTACATTGTGTTCAACTGCACCACCATAATTATAAGTCACGGTAAGTGTCGTATTACTTGGAGCTAATCCAAATGTTCTTGTTTTTAAGAAATTACTTGGGTCAAAACTTTCGTCTAATCTTGAAACACCAAAACCTAATCTTGAACCAACATTATCAGGATTTGGAATTATTTCCTCGTCTGCATTATCACTAATACCTGAACCAAATCTTAATTCCATTTTATCATCTTCACGAACTCTTGTTGTAAATCTTCTCGCTGCTTTGATAAGTTTTAATAAATAAGGTGTGTCATTTTTAAATTCTGATAATGTAGGGTCATTGAGTGATGAATTCTCTTCATCTTCAAATACAGTATCTTGTGCTAAAAATGGAACTTCATAGTATTTGTTGTCTTGACTATCTCTTACATCTACGATTGATGTAACTTTATCATTAGATAAAACAATCTTGTCAAACTCTTTTGCATTAGAAAATATAAAATCTTCTTCTTCTCTAACACCTGATTGTGCTAAACCTTTTTTCTTTAATCTATAATTTGTCGGAATATCACCAGAAGCAGGTTTTAACAATTCTACTTCCATTGTATCTAATGAACTTGATACTTTAAAATCAACATCATCTAATAATGTAAACTCTGTTCCGTTGTTTGCTAACACGGTAGAATTAGATTCAATCTTTCCTGCAAAATCTAAATTAGGTTTGTAATTGTTAGCGTCTATCGCTACGGCAGGAACATCAATAGTAAAAGTTAATTCTACTAATGCAGGTGTTGCTAATCTTGGTTTATATCCATATGATTGTGCAATCGCTAATACATTTTTTCTTTCTTCTGCAAATTGTAGAAGTGTTTCTCTGAATTGATTGTCAACATAATAATTTAATACATCACCAACATAAGCTGCCATTTCAACAAACATCATACCTGGTGATGCTTCATTAAAATCATTGTATGTATTTGGGAAATAAGTTTTTGCAAACTCAATAAGATTTTGTCTTATATCACGAAAATCTCTACCGAGATAGTTCACCTCTTTCTTTACTAATTTTTTATTTGTTCCGTAGTCTACTTGCCTCGGCATTTTTATTCTCCAATATTAAAATTAAATGTTATTGTATCAAATGAATCTGGCTCTAATGATACTGAGAAGTCTATTGATACATCAACTTGGTTACCTTGTTGAAACATATTTATTTCGTTAATGATAACATATGGTAACCAATTAGATACTGCTTCTCTAATGGCTTCATCTATATCGTTCTCAACATCAGGACCTTGATTGAAAACAACATCCATTAGTGTTGAACCAAACTCTGGTTGCATAACTCTTTCACCTAAAGAAGTTAATAGTAAATTTCTCATATTAGATTTTGCTTGGTCAAGTATAGTTTTTGTTTTGTAAAAAAACCCTTCTTGACTATGGTCTAATGGAAATCTAACTCCAATAAAGACATCTTCATTTCTATCTTTTTCTCTTACGCTTGCCATTATGGTCTAAAGTTACCATCCTTTTTCTTATTAATTGCTTTCATCAAACCAGAATAATCACGAGTCAATGCATTCTGTACATCTTCAGGAACTTGGTCTACTGATACACCTGCTTTCTTGATTGAGTCAACTGCTGCCATTTCTCTCGCTCTTTCTTTATTTTGTCCCATACCTAAATCACCATAACCTAAGACATCTGCCATATTGTCAGAACCTAATATCCCACCGCCCAATGTTGGATACTCATCAGTTTGTCCTGATGAACCCAATGGTTTGGTGTTGTTCAATACTTCATTCAACGCTTTGTCTTTTGTGTATTGTTTTTTAGATTTTTTCTTAATTACCTTTTTAGGTGTTGGTTTAGAAATCGTTTCTGATAATTTGATTTCTTCTTTATCATTAATAAATATCTCTGTCATCTGTTTTTTGACTTCTTTACGGACGACTAATTCGATTATTTTTATTAATTCATTTTTCTTCATTACTACTCCTATTTAGTTATAAATTCATTCCTTCTTTAATTAAATCTGCTATTATTCCCATTGAAGACAACTTTTGTGCGTCTTGTTCTTTTTGTTGAGAAAAAGTTAATAGTTCTCTAACTTGTGGTGAACCACCAAAGTCAAGATATCTTTTTACATCCTCAGTATCTGCACCATCTGCAATTACATCTCTGATGTCAGTTGTATCCACTGGTGGATTGTTTGGGTCTGCTTCATAAGCATCAAGTGCTTCTATAATTGTTTGTGTTGAACCACCACCATTTTGTATGACATCAAATGCTGCATTTAGTGCTGCCACCGCTACAGCTGCTGCAGCTGCCTGTGCTTGTATATTTTCTACCTTAGCTTTTGCAGCATCTACATCATCAAAGAACTCATCCCAAGCAAGCATTTGTTCAGGTGGAAGAGTTTTTAAATCATTCAATCCGAGTTCTTCGGTTAGTTCATTTAACGATACGGTTTTCCACTCTTGTTTATTCACCCAATTAAATTCAAAAAAGTCTTTTACTTTTTTTAATTGGTCTCTAAAAAATCTTAAGTCAATTAAATGACCTGAGATATTCAATGGGTTTGGTGTACCCGGTGCTATTACGGGTGGTAATATTTTTGATGCTGCTGATATTACTCCATTGTTAATATTTTCTATCGTTGGTCTCATAGCTCGTGCCATTGGTAAAATGTTCTCTGGTAATAATTGTGTATCACCATCTATATCATTTAGTTTTTTAGTTATATCTTTTTTTACTCCTGCTGATGTATCTGCTACTAATTCTTTGGTTACAATGTTAACCGCTTCATTATTGTGAATGTTTACACTCGTTCCTTTTATGTGAACATCACCTCCTGAAAATATTCCTATGTCATCTCTTTTGGCATTTATTATAATTCTATCGGAATCAAATATAATTTGTGGTTCTGTATAATCAGTATTTAATCCAACTTGTCTACCTAATGTAAAAGTTGGTTCTGAATATTGAACCTCTTCATTTGTAGTCATATACATAGATGCTTTATCAAGCGCTAAACTTTCTTCATCAACTTCTAATCCTGCTACGACTTTTACATTTGGTGATTCTTCTTGTCCATTAATTTGACTACTACCTAAATGGATAGATTGTCCAAACCTACCTTGAATAATAGTATCACCTTCTGCACCTACGAGTCTTTCTGACAAAGTGTCTTTAAAATATTCACCCGATTGATAATCAGATGGATTTCTATCACTATTCAAAACACCTATTGATTGTTGTTTAGAACTTATAGACTCAAAATCATTTACACCACTTTGATTAAATTGTTTACGATACTTAGGATTAACATTTGATAAGTTTTCTTGTAAACTTGCCAAGTAATATCTTTTACTTTTATAAGACATACCAACTAATATATCACCAACAACTGGATATTGTAGTATGTTTGGATTTAGTGGATAGTAAAAACTCATCTCATCAGGTCTATCACCTTGTTCAGAAATTACATTTCTACCCTTCACAACTCCAGGAATACTAATTCCATTTTCCGCATTTGGTCTGTATATATCCATTACTTCAAATGGTTCTAACTCGTAGAACTCTACATCTTTAGCAAGTTGTTTTAAATGCAACTGCAATTCATTTGTAGTAACTACATCATTTCTGAAGTCGTCTTTAAGACCGCCACCAGAAGACTTCGTTCTCTTATATGCCATTAGTTTCCTTTGTTAATAGATTCCAAGACTTCATCTTGTTTGTTTTGTAACTCTTGA